CACCTTCACGGTCTTCGCGTCAACCTGCCACACGCCTTGCTCGCGGCCAGTCAACGCAGGCTTAGGGCGAGCCTTCAGACGCTTCTTCTTAGCCTTTGTCAGGTTGTCAACGGTGATAGGTAGGGCGGGGCTCACGGCAGCACCTCAAGGGCAACAGCTCGACCATCGCCAGTTGAATACCACACCAGCGTGTCACCCACCTTGACTGTCAGCCGATCTGGGATGGTGACGGGAGGGGGTTGGGCAACGCCACCATTGTCGGGATGGCACAGTGCCTGATCTGCGTCGAGCGCGTACACACTGCCATGACAAACAGGATCAACAGTCATGATCCGCTCGCGCGTCTTTGCCACGTCCAGACCGACTGGCCTGCACCAACGTTGTGCAACGCTCGCGTAACCACCACGCGACCCTGGCCGGCAAGCTCAATCGTCACTCCTGGCCAAACTCTCAGGTCCAGCACGCCAACTACGCGTCCCGAGTATTCGCATGAGCGCAGCCGGTCCATCTCCGCATCCGCCCAGCGCATAGCCACACCTGAGGAAGGCGGGTCAAACGGTGGCTGAAGAGCGACTGTTCGACCCTCAATATCTATCTGCGCAACGACCTGTTCGCCTCGCCACGTGACCGTCACAGCGCTCGGCAGCGGGTTCCACGACCAGCCAGACGCGTCGCCATCGTGTCCGGCTTGGAAAGCTGGCTCAGCAACAGCCAACTCGTCGAACGTCAACAGGTCAGCGCGACGGTCGTGGACCCGCAACAACAGGCCTTCTACCCTACACAGCGCAGCCAACGCCCGTCCGGGCGTCTGCCTATGGTCGAGGCCGAAGTGTGGGCAGACCATGCTGGGCAGCTTGTCGAGGCCATCAATGGACAGCTCGCACATGCCAGCCAGGTCTTGTACCAGATCTGCTATCCGGACTTTGGTCCACGCTCGTGCCACTGGGTACAGCCCGGTGGGTGGGATGGCAGCAGCGTCAATCTCCACGCCACCTGGTGACGCCGTGACTGACCTAGCAAACATCACGCCCGTTTCCAACTGTCCAAGCCTGGCTGACACTTCACAGCCCGCCGTAGCGTTGGCGACCTCCGGCCGGTCAAGCACTCCAGACAGGTGCATCCTCATCGTTGACCCTGCGTCGCACAGCCGCCCGTCGTACACCAAGGCCGCGACCTGGTCGCCTCCCACGCTCTCGTCACAGACACGGACCAGGATGTCGCTAGTCAACATGCTGCCCCCTGTCCAGGACTTCGTCCGGATAGACGGGAATGTGGACAGCTTTCCCTGCGGGAAGGATCAGGAAGTGGCCCAGTTCAGGGTTGGCATCCAGGAGCACCCCTGTCATCGTCTCGTCGTAGTAGACGAGCGCAGCAATCACGTCCCACGTCTCACCACCGGACGTCACAAACCGCGTCCACCCGGTCGGACTGGCGAACCTAGACAAGGGACTCACGCTCGGCCCTGGCAAGCGCGTCGGCCATCACGTCCGCGATCTCTTCGCTGCGGGCTTTGATCGCGTCAACGATCTCCTGGCCCACATCCCGACTGTTGCCACTGGTGAGGGTCACAACTGGTGCGATGGTCATTGAGACGGTGACCGACGCTCCACTGTTGCGACCCATAACTGCCTGATCGACGAGTGTGTCGGATACGCCGAGCATGGTGCCGGCTTGAGCCCACCGTTGTACGTTTGCGGCCCTGACGGCGTTGTCGAATGAGATGACGAGCTCACGACCGGCCTCGCCGGCGAGCGATGGTCCTTGCGTCCATCCACCCTTCGCCAGTTCGGGGATCTTGGGAATGTGCAGGACGTTCGCCAGTGACTCGCCGACCAGGGGAATGTGACGGATCTTGTCCGTCAACCAGTTCACCTTATCAATGACCCAGTTCACGCATCGGATCAGGAAGTTGATCGGGGCCTTGATTATCGTCGTGATCGTCCCCCACACCTTGGTGAACGCGTTCACGATTGACCGCCAGGCATCCGACCAGCGGCCCCGGAACGCGTTGGTCACGAACCCGAGGATGCCTTGCAGGACCTGCACCACAGGGTTGTTCATGATGAATTCGAACGCCCGCTTCATGGGCTGCACGATCACGTCGTGAATGGCGCCCCACACGGCTTGCCCGAATCCGACCAGGCTCTTCCAGGACCTGGTGAAGAACCCTGAGACCTTCTCCCAGGCGGAGGACAAGAACGCGGTGAACCGTGCCCAGAGCTTACGGCCGGTCTCCGTCTTGGCGAAGAACCATGTTAGGCCAGCCACGACGGCTGTGATTGCCGTGAGAATCAGTCCCAGTGGGTTAGCACTTGCGACAAGGTTGAAGGCGGCCTGGGCGAGTTTCGCCAGCTCCATCGCCACCTTGTAGGCCTTGTAGGCGGCCACTAGCGTACCGATTGTTATGGCTAGGGCTGAGAGCCAGTCGCGGTTGCGGACAACCCACGCGACTAGGTCGGCCAGTTTGTTAACCAGCCAGGCGGCAACCTGGCCTGCCTGGCGGATGCCGTTGGTGAGGAACGATCCTACGGCGCGGGCGAACTGTGAGACTTGCTCACGGTTTGCCTCGAACCACAGTTGGAGCCTTGTCAGTACCCCACTGATCGCGTCGCGAACTGTTCGCACGAAACCAGCGACCGCAGGAACCAGGTGGCCCATGATCCACCCGCCGAGAACCCGAACGGCTGGTACAACATTCCGAGAGATCCACGAGGCGAGGCTACTAACGGCTGGTACCGCCGTGTCCTTGATCCACCTGGTGAAGGTCTGAGCGAATGGCTTGACTTTGGCACCGGCCTCGTCGAGCCACTGACCTACCCCGTTGAATAGGGTCTTGACCTCTGGGAATACGTCCTCGACTAGGGCAACGCCGAACCGTGACAGGGCGGCCCGCATGTTTGCAAACGCACCCTTGGTGGTGTCACCCATCTTTTTCGCAGCGCCCGACATGATGATGCCGTCTTTGCCGAACGACTTGGCGCCCTTTTCCCACAGCTCGAAGAACAGGTCAGATGAGACCATGCCCCTCGTGACGGCGGCCTGCATGTCGGCAACTGACACTCCAGCAGCAGACGCTAGCAGTTGGAATGAGGGGACGCCACGTGTCTGCAACTGTTGCATTACGCCGGTCGTTACCTTGCCGCGCGTGGAAATCTTGGAGAACAGATCGGCCACAGCGTCGAGCGGCGTGTTGGAGAAGGCTGCGGCATCAGCCACCAGCTCGAAGTCATTGTTGAGCGTTGCCAGTGACCTGCCAGCAGCGAAGAGCTTCGCTAGCGACCCGGCACCTTCATCCATCGCATACGCCGTGCCTCGAAGACTGGCCTTTAGGCCGTCCATCAAGCGGGCCGTGTCCTTTTGCGCCACGCCTAGGGCCCTGAACTTGGCCTCAGCGTCCTCGATGGCAAGCAGCCTGTCGATGCCACCCTTGACTGCCAGACCAGTGACTGCGACGACGGCGCCCGTCGCAGCCTTGGCAGCTAGCTTCCCGTACTTGGCGACAGCGCCAAAGGCCTTGCCGAAGCCTGCCGACACCCTCCGCGCCGCGTCAGCATACTTCTTGCCGATGACCTGGGCGTCCTTCTCGATTTTGCTCGTCGTCCGACTGTAGGACGAGTTGAGCTTGCCGCCTATGGCGACAATGGATTCGACCTTGGACTTGGTGGCCACGACCTCACCCCCGCCCGACGGTCAGCGGCGACGAGCCGCCGCGCGGCGTTGAGCACGGTTCATTGGGTCGCCGTGGACGCTTATCGGCTTAGCGCTCTGCGCCCGCTCCGATATGTAGTCGTTGTAGGCGCCCTTGTATTCAGCGAGGAACTCGACGACCGGCATTGAGAGGATCTCTTCGCGAGACCAGTGAAGAAGAGCTGACATAGCCCGGATTCCGGCGTTGAATCCTACGAGGCTATGCCATCCAGCGGTTTTAGGAAAACGCCCCCCAGGAAAGTCAGGAAGGGCAGCACGCTGCCAGTCAGCTCGCTGAAGTGCTCCCAGCGCAACCGGTGATCGCAGGCCATCACGAGCGCCCACCCGGCGTGGGCGTGGACCCGCAAGTCCTCGTTGAGGACCTCCGAGGTGGCGCCTCGCTTGAGGACCTCAAGCCAGAGCGTACCTTTCACATTCGTGTAGTCGTACGGCAGGTCAGAGACAGAAACGTCGTTGCCCAGCAGCAGAGGAGTCGGAAGGTGAATGGTTCCTCTGAGCATGTCGTCAATGGACAGCTCTTTCACCTCATCCTCAGGTGGCATTGGCGCCGCCTCGCCTGGGCGAAGGACCTCAGCTTGAACCGGAGGCGCAACCGGGGCTTGGGTGGGTGTGGGGAGCGACTCAGCCTCCGCTCCCCACACCGGTTGTGTCGGCGTGGCCGACTGTGGTTGCGACGCCGGGGGCTGAGTCAACCCGAACGCCGCGCCGTCGCTCACACCAGACTCCGATAGTTCTTGGCGTAGTCAACGCCGTTGATCTTGCAGATCCCTTGGAGCCTGTCAATGAGGGCGATCTGCTTGTTCCCGGCCAACAATTCGAGCCGCGAGACAGAGAACTCAAACTCGTGCTCTCCTGCCTCCCCGGGAGTGATAGACATCTCCGGAAGCATCGCCGTTGGGACCGCGCGCATGAGAGCTGCGATCCCTACCGGCGCGGTGTCGCCGGTGCGTTCGGCCATGTCAACCTGGGCAGCCCGGAACTCCAGGTCCTTGGTGACCGGAGCTGCGAGCGCAGAAAACGCCTCATGTGAGATACCAGCCATGGTCACCTTGGTGGACATGTTCTCCATCAGGGTGCCGATAGGCACCGTGAAGGTACCCGACGCCTGGAAATCGTGAGTGAGGAGGGCGATGCCCGGCAGCGTGAAGGAAACATCTGAGCCGATGAGCTTGCCGTTGACGCGCGCCGAGGAGGCTGCAATAGGTCCGCTCAGGTTCATGACGCGTCCCCCTGTCCGAAGTAGGTGTCGAAGCCCTTGTCTGTCCAAACGGCGTTGAGGGCAAGTGCTTTGGCGGGCGGTGTGGTTGTTGCGGCGAGTCGGAAGACAAACTGGCCGCGCCGCAGCCCGTCCTTGGAGTTGTCGGTGACGAGGAATGTGATCGTCGGGTCGCCCAGGAGTGCGCCTCTGGAGACGAGCCAGTTGAGGAAGTCCTGGGTGGTTGACCGGATCCGTTCGACGAGGAACCGGTCGGTCGCGTCGTCAATCACGTCGAACCACCTGGCTTGGAACCAGTTGGTGATGTAGTCGAGCAGACGAATGGTCGAGTCGAACCGAGAACGCGGGTCGGCAACCTCGCCGTCCACAACGGCGGACGTCTGGTCGCCCCAGGTGAACCACGTCCCGAGACGGTTGATTGTCGTGGTGATGCCGTCTTGGTCGAGGACGTTGCCTGCGATCTCGTCGAGGCACCAGTCTTCGGCCAGACCATTGGTGTCAACGGACAGGTTGCCACCTGACCGGACTGGGATGCCGTCGTGCGCCAGGTCGGCGCGACACGTGGCAGCCACCCTGTGTGCCGACAGCCACGTCTCACGACCGTTTGCGTCAACGACCTTTGGCCAGCACACGACAAGACGTTCGGAGGTGTAGCCGTTGGTGGTCTTCCATGCCTTTGCCGCCGTGACGGTCGTGACCGTTTGCGGTAGGTCGGCGACCACGAGTGCATCCCAGTGGCCGTCTGCCTTGGATGCTACTGCGAGCAGTGCCTTGGCTACCTCTGGGATGTGCGACCATCCCGGTGTGGCCAGTATCGTCGCTGGCCGTCCGAGAACAGAACCGACCCGGTGTATTGCGCCGATACCCTCGAACTGGCCCTGGTCACGATCTGCCTTTCCGATGATCGCAGTCGCGGTCACCTTCGACGGGTCCACCGTGTCCCAGGTTGCCGACTTTGATCCGTCGGTCGCCGTTGGCCCGATGAGCGTGACGACGACGGCCTTGCGTGAAGCGTTCCACTCGGCAGTGAAATCGACTCCCTCAGCCAGCGAATCAATGGTGAGGCTGTCAAGCACGATAAGGTCGGATTCGATGACAGCTTGTCGGGCCTGGAACACCAGGGTCTGAGTGACCTCAGCTCCAGTGTGCAGGGTCGGGTCAAGGACGTTGATTACAGCGATTGGTCCGACCCCGTCGAACCTAGTGTCGAAGTGGGCGGCCAGCGCGTGCCCCAACGTGAAACTGTCGAAGTCGCCGCTGTAGCCGATTGTACGAGCTGCGGCATCCAGCGAGTCCAACCGAACTGGTCGATTGACGAGCCCCTTGTCGGTCCATCCCTTGATGAGATTGACCGGTGCTGTACCGACGTAGCATGGCAGCGTACTGCCCAAAGCCGCGTCGGAGACGATGCTGTTGTCCAGTACGGCTGTAACGCCGTACGGGTAATTAGGCACGCGAAATCACCCCTTTCTGGGTGCGTGTTTGGAGGAGCAGGCCCGGCAACCTAGACGAGGTCGCGGACCCGTGGATCGTGGCGAGGCTCTGGTGCCTTGGCCATGAGTGTGAAAGTGGTCCGTACCGACCAGAAAGGCCACGCGTCAACCAGGAGCCCATCGACTGTGTCCTCCTTGGTGTGAGGATTGACGTCCGGGTCCAGACGTAGGGTCATACGGTCGGTCGTGATGGCTGTTGCCCGGATGGTCGAGACGATCAGGTCGGCCAGAGACCAGGCGTCACGCCAGCCTTTGGAGTCGCGAACAAACTGGTCTTGCCCCTTGGGTTCAATCAGATGGCCCGCCCTACCGGAGGGCTCCCACCTGTCTTTGTCGTGTTCACCAGGCGACCACGTGAGCGGGGTCAGCTCAAGGTCAACCCGCAGCGTCCCGTCTAGCCGGTAGTCCGTGTCGGTAGCTCTGACGAACACGGCCGGCGCAAACCGCTCGAAGTCAGCTAGGCTGTCCTTGCTGGTTCGAGGAGGGGCGAACCCCTCCAACGCTTTCGGGTTTGCGGTCTCATACTCGTAGTTCCTGTCGTCGGCCCGACCTTTTGGTGGAACCTTGAACTTGACCTTGGGGCACACTTCAGCCCTAAGCCAGTCAATGACGGTCTCGACGACAGCGCTCGTGTTCACCATGCACCCCAACCGGTCACTGCGACGACGTCAACACCCATCTCTGTCGCCCATGATTCGACTGTCAAGTTTCGGCCATTGACGATCAGGGCGGCCCCGGCTGGTACAGGCTTGACCTTGCCGGCCTTAAACCTGAGCACGGCGCGTCCTTCTGAGAATCCGAGGGCGGCTGGAGTTGTGCTTGTCGTGTCTGTGTCGGTTTCGATGACAGCTTTGACGGGCTGCCCGTCCACGTCCAGCGTCTCAGCGAAGTCGTCGAGGCTCATGAAGACGTCCTTCACGTCGGCGGCTACCTGTTGGCGGAACGTGGACGGGCACCCCATCGTGGTTCAGCTTCCGAGCGGCTTGGGTTCCGTCGGTGCGGCGACCTTGCGACCGCTTCGCCCCTTCGGGGTCGCGGTAGCCTCGGCCTCCGGTTCGGCCTCTGGCGTGCCACCCACCTCGGCCTCCGGTTCGGCGGTCACGTACTCGGCGATCCCAAGATCGACGAGCCGCTGACCCTCAGCGGTCGGGACGGTGATCGGATCGTCTCCGGGCCTGACACCACGGATCCTCTGGCCATCACGAAGGCCGTAGGTGCCAGAAATGATGCGAACAGCGACCGTGCCAGTTGTCGTCTTGGCGGCCATCAGATGTTCACCACCTTCGCGTGAACGAACGGCGACGGCGCGGAAGGAATGACGAGAGGACGCGACTCCATCGATAGCTCCATGGACTTGCCCCTCTTGTCCGTGTACGCCGCTGGCAGGGCGTCGGTGGACGCCTCGTGAATCACGCCGGCGTCGTCCATCCAGGTGAGCAGCCCGTATGCAGTCTCACCAAGGTTAGGCGCCGCAAGGATGATGGTGTCCGGGTCAACGAACGAGTGGCTCACGCCGGCTTCGTCGGTGTAGGTCCCGTCGAAGGTGAATGTGTTCACAAGGCCAGCACCGAAGTTGATCCTGCCGACTGTTCCCAGGAGGCTCGCATCAATGCTCGGATCCAGCGCTCCTGTGTTGTTGTTGCGCTGATCCAGCCGCTTCAGCAGCCCCTCGTGGTGATTGAGCACTTCAGCGACATTCGCGCCAACGATCAGGTCGACACCTGGAAGGCCCCGACGCCGAAGCGTTGACTGGGCGGTGAGCACGTGACCGGCAATCGTCTTCCAGTCGGTCGTGTCGGTCCACTCGTCGGCTGCGGCAATCGTCAGGGTCGAAGGGTCGTTGCTGCCCTCATAGAACGCATATGTGAGCGTCTGGGTTGGGCCTCCGTCCTCCGTCTTTGCGGTCAGCGTGTAGCCGTTGTGCTGCAACACCTGCCACGCCATCCACTCCTCGCGGCGTGCGAGGATATTCCGGAGGTAGACCATGTCGTCGTTGATTAGCGCGGCCTGGCGCTGCTCGACAGGCAAGTCAGAGCCGAGCGACTCACCGAAGCCCTTGCGCTTCAGGTCCGACGCGTTGTGTACGCGCTTGGGCTTGAAGAAGGGTGGCCGATACGTCCTGGCGGTCCAGCCCAGGCGTCCGATTTGGACACCCTCAGAGTTCTCTGGGACAGCCGGAGCCAGCGTCTGGGAGGCCCCATTCATCTCCACCAAGACTTCCTCGGTCGACAGCGGACGCGCCCCGGGAAAGTACCGGTCGCGCGCGAACGACGTATTCGGAGGCAGCTCCTCGTAGGCAAACAGAAGGGTGGGCGTCTGGAGGAACGCCGGGTTCACTTGGATCGCCATGTCAGGCCTCCTTCGCGTTGTCGAGGATGATGTTGTTCTTTCGGAGGTCGGCCTTCCATGCGGCGGTCATCGTTGCCACTGCCCCGTCGCTGTCCTTGATTGCGCGGGTGTTGAAGTGCCCAGCGCGGTAGCAGTGGACGGCGAACTTTGCGGCGTCAGGCGTGGTGGTGGCCTCGACGATGTAGCAGGCTTCGCCGGCGATTGTCGCGACCTTGGAGAGCGCGAAGGTTCCGTCGCTCTTCTTGAGAACGAGGGCCCCTCGCGGGACCTCCGTCCCTGCCGTCAGCCCTGTGATCTCAACCAGTGTGGTCGAGGCGGGCGGGTTGGTCCCGGCGAATAGCTCGTCTAGGACCGGAGTGGTTGCGCTCGTGCCCATGTCCATTAGCTCGTCGCCCCTTTCCGTGCTCGTGCATCAGCGGCCAGAGCTGCCCTGGCCGCGCTGGCGTTGGGCACCTCACCGGCTTCTGCGAGGTACGCGCCAGCCGTGTGTGAGACGTCAGACGCTCCAGCCGTGACCTTGGCACCCTCTGAGGCGGCCAAGGCAAGGTTGAGGCCAGCCAGGGCAGCTGCCACGTCAGTGGACTGCCCGCTGGCCTCTGGGGCAGCCTGTGCCGTCTGCGCAACTTGCGCAGGCGCGTTAGCGGCCATGGTTTGCAGGTGCTTGAGTGCGAACTCCTCAGCGGAGCACACGCCACCTCCCGAGATTGCGGCTTGCGCCGCTTCGATCCCCACGACGGGGATCAGGCCGACGATGGCGGCCACGCGGGCCCGCTCGTCGGCAACCGCCGCTGCGACTACGGCGTCCACCGCAGTTGCCTCGGGCGGACCAGTAGTTGGCACAGTAGGGTGCTGCGCCACCTTTTGGGTCGCCATGACGACTCCTCTCTGTTGAGAATTGGCCACAACCCCAGGGTGGGGAAGGGCATTGTCATCGGCTGCCCGCATGCGAGCTGCCAACGCTGTGACGGTCTTCGGCAACAGGGCATGAGCAGCCGCGCGGCTACCATCCGAAGACGCACCTCTTTGGCCTTTGCGGCCTGTGATTTCGTCAGCAAGTCCAGCCTCGATAGCCTCCTCGGCGGTGAACCACTGCTCGTCTGCGAGCCAGCCATCAACCACCTCGGCAACCTGTCCGGTCGCCTCTTGGAGCATCAGGCTTTGCGCACCGTCGAACGCCTTGAGGAGGTTCAGGACCTTCTCGGCATCTGCCTGGTTGAGGTAGCCAGCCAGGGCTGAACAGCCATGGACCATGATCAGTGAGCCGGGGTTCATTACGACCTTGTCGCACGCCACCGCGATGATCGCTCCCGCCGAAGCCGCCATGGCGTCAATGAACGCCGTCGTCTTGACACCCTTGAGTGCACGCAGTTCGTTGTGTATCGCAAACCCAGTGATCGCGTCGCCGCCGGGTGAGTTGATGTGGCATTCGAGCCATGTGCAATCTACGACCTCGTCGAGGGCGGCCCTGAACTTCGGGAAAGACGTACGGGTGACGTCAACCCCCATCCAGTCCAGGAGGAGGTCATCCCAGTCCGAGACGATCTCCCCGTGAATCTTGATCACGCCGACAGAGCCCTTGGCCTCGACACGCTTGCTGATGTCCCAGAACGGCTTATCCATCTGTGCTGTTTCCTTCCGTTGTTTCCTGTTGCCCGATGGCCGCCAGCGCCGCACGTTCTGCCTGGATGGTTGGTAGGAGCTCGTCAAAGCGAGCCCCGGTCAGCCGCATCGCAGAGGCGGCATGCGTGGTCAGCCCCTCGCCGATCTGGAGGAGCTCCGCCTTGACTTCTTTTATCGGGTCGAGCTGGCCAAAGGAGGGGCCGACCCAACCGGACTGGAGGTAGGCGTGGCGGCGCAGCGGATCGGTGGCGAAGCCCGGCGCGTTGATGCGACCAAGGGCGACCGCTTCGGTCATCCACAGCTCATAGACCGGGCGGCACAGATTGGCGCAGATCCATTCCCGCCACATGGTGAAGGCCATGGTCGCCTCAAGGCGTGCCGCTCGCGCGGAGCTGTAGTTTGAGTCATAGGCTTTGAGGAGAACTTCAGCTGGTATCTCTAGTGACGCCCCAACTTGTTCCGTTATGGCCTTGACGAACGGGTCGAACTGCGCTCCTGGATGCGTCGGCGGTAGCGCTCCCAGGTCTTGCCCGGGCCGAAGCTCCTGGACAGTGCCCTCCTCGATTTCCATCTCATCGTCGGCGTCTTCGGCCTCCTTGCCGAGCGGCGCACCACCCAGGGGCGGGAACTCAGACTTGACGTAGTAGGCGAGGAAGGTTTGCGCGACCGCAGCCGCCAGCTCGGCGTCGGTGAACCTTTCCAGGTTCTTGACCTTCTTGATGGCTCCGGCGAGGATCGGAAGGCCGCGACGCTGCTCGGGCCGCTCGGTGACGATCAGATGCAAGACGGTACGCAGCCCTGTGATGGGCTCGCGGGGGATGACCCTTACGGCCTGCTCGGTGACGTCAACTCTGGCCTCGTTGGGGTGGTTGTTGTGGAACCAGTAGGCGGCGACCCTGCCGTCAGGTCCGACCTCAACCCCGTCAAAGATGTCGTTGCCGTTGGCAGCCTTCCCTTGGCTGCGGCCATGCCAGCCAGCCACCAGGCCGCTCTCGCGGGGGGTGCGAACCCGGTCAGCCTCGACCAGGTGTAGCCGCAGACCATACGGCTGGTACAGCGACCGATCCGCCAGGGTTGGCAAGACGAATGCGTCCCCGGACTGGACCTGACTTAAGAGTGCGACACGCTGAAGCTGGCCGAATGTCAGCAGTCCGAGCAGGTCGGTACCACAAGGGTCGGACGCCCACAGGTCGAACTCCACCTCGACGAGACGCGCCCAGTCAGCAGCCTGCTGCGTGGACATCCCCAGCAGTGACGCGTCAGGCCGGGCATGTAGCCGCAGCCCAGAGCCAACCACGTTCGTCGCGACCGTCTTGACCGCGCCCTCCGCGACACCGCCAGCCTGGACAAGTGACCGTGACGACTCACGGAGAAGCTGAAGATGGTCCTCGATGTCCCGGGCCGCGCTCTTCGAGTCCGGCTTGAAGCCTTTTTGCCAGGGGGCCGTGCGAGACGCCCCAGTCTGCCCATACCCAGACCCAGACGATGCAGACACCTTCGGGAACACCAGCTTCGGGATGCGCTGCCGCAAACTAGCCATGCCTCACCTCGCCACCGGGCGTGTCACCCAAGTCCGCGAGACCCCATCTAGGGCGTCCTCAAGTTGAGCCAGCTCGTCCTCATAGCGGCCGATTGCCCGCTCAAGGTCCGGCAGCGGCATGTCATAGTTGACTTTCGAGCGCGAGCCGATCTGGTAGGACTTGGGAACCCCGCCCTCAATCAAGGCAAGGCGACGCTCGTACAACGCATCGAGCAGGGCACGCAACTTCTTTGCCCTGGCGGCCATCCTGGCCCGCCGCGACCGGTAGGCGACAGTGGGAGGCAAGTCACACACCCCCAGACACTTTGACTCGACGTGTCCTCTTCCGGACGATCACCGGCGCGAGCGCCGTGTCCTTAAGTCCGAATGCTTCGGCCTTCTCCACCTCTGGTGCCATCCCCACCTGGCAGGCCAACGCGTACACGCAGCAATCCAGCGGTTCGTTTCGCGCCGACGGACTGACCTTCACCCACACCCTGCGGCGACCCGACGCCTGCCACACGAGCCGCTCAGACAGGAGTCCCTTGAAGAAGTCACGATCAAACCCAGCCTCAGGATCAAGCGGGAAATGCCAGTATCGAGGCCCGGGTTCGGAACGTTTCAACGACCTGGCGAGTCTGCCCTTCCCGTCATCGACGTTCAGATCGAAGCGGGCTACGCCGCCAGTGCGACCGTCACGAGTCCGGAAATCAGCGGTTTTCGACCGCGGGACAAACGGCCAACCCTGACGGGACACACCCTTGATCGGGTAGACGTGCCGGTGTGTACGAACCGCACACTCGGCATACACCTCGTGGGTGTAGTGGCCACCAGAGTCAACAAACGTCGCAGCGACCACCAACTCTTCGCCGTCCTCACGACCCCGAGCCTTGTCGAGAACGCCGTCTAGCTGAGCCCACACGGCAGGCTCATCCGGTTCACCCATGAGCTGCCCGTACTCAATACCCCACACCTCGCCATCAACCCCATGGCCGAGGATCACGTACTCAAGCCGGTTGTCCTGCACGTCCACCCCGGCCGTCAACACCTTCACACCGTCGGGCACCTCACACGGAAACTCCTCGCACCGGTCCAGCAGCTCCTGCTCATCGGTAACCGTGTCCATCGGCGTCCACGGCAACCCAAGCTTCGTGTTCCAGAACACCTGGAGCTTCTCCGGATCCCTGCGGACGGTAAGCCATTCGAGGATCAGCTCATCCCACGTGCACCACGGGTTGACCCAGCCCGTCAGCCAAAACGACCGATACCCTCGCTCAAACGCGTCCGGGTTCTCAGCGATCCACTTCGCGCGGAACTCCCGCACCTGCTCCTCAGCGAACACCACGCCACAGCCAGGACACGCCCAGCCGACATCCCACACCTTCTTCGGCGGCTTCCCAGCCTCGCCATCCTTCTCAAAAGTGATCGCATCAAGAGCAACCACAGACCACTTGCCACAGCCTTGGCACTCAACATGCCACCGTTCCTTTGTTCCCTGCTCGAACGCCTTGATGATCGGCGACTCGCCCTCAATCGTCGGCGTCGAAACACGGATCAGTTTCCGATTCGGGTAAGAGATCGTCCGCGCCACAGCCAGACCCCACGGTTCGCCTTCGCCAGGAATGCTGGACGGCCACCTGTCAATCTCGTCACCAAACACGAACCGCGCCGGCTGCTGACACAACCCAGGAGCCGAGTTCGCCCCAGCGATCCTGAGCATCGAACCGGGAAACAGCTTCAGCAGCTTCTTCGACGCCGCATCCCGCGACTTCGACGACGGTGCCGAGGCCGCCAGCGCGGGAGTGTCACGCAGCATCGGGCCGATGCGCTGCTCAGAGAACAGGCCCGCCATTTCGAGGGTGGGCTGCACGAACAACATTGAGCCCGGCGACGTCGTGATCGCCCACCCAACCGTGTTCAGCAGAACCTCTGTCTTGCCCACCTGTGAGGGAGACACCAGCGCAACGTGCGAGACTGTCGGATCGGAGATGGCGTCCATGACCTCGACGAGGTACGGGGTCTTCTCATTCCTCCACCGGCCAGGGGCATAGGACGCCTCCGACGAGAGCATCCGATACCGGCCAGCCCACTCCGAAACAGACAGGTCCTCTGGCGGACCCACAAGACGGAACCCAGCCGCGGCAACCAAACGCAGCCGCTCCTCAGGCGACACGCCTACTCCCCGGAAACAAGCTTCGCGTACGCCTCCGGGTCGTAGGCATACCTGGCTGCGACCGTATCCAGACGCCCCCTGGCCGCATTGTCTATCAACGCCTGCGCCGCCGCATCAGACCTAGCAGCACGCGCACGCCCAGCCACCTCGCCGCCAAGCGTCATCATCTCCGTCCGCACGGCCACAGCAAACTCGCCAGTCAACGCCGCCACATGCTCCGACCGATGCATCTGCCCACGCAGCTCCGCCAACTCCAGTGCCGCCTTATCAGCCTGCGCCCTCTTCAACTCCGCCTCAGCCTGCCGCTTCTCCACATCAGCCGGAGCACGCACAGTCTCACGCGTCGCCAACCTCACCTGATATGCAGTCCACGCCGCCACCGCTTCAGCGACGTCAAAACAGCGAACCCCCGACGTCGCGTCCTTCCACGACGGCAGATCGCCAGCAGTCACAAGGCTGTCAATCGTCCTAGTTGATACGCGCAGGAGCTGAGACAGAACATCCCGCGTCACCGGGGGAAACACAGACCCGCCAGTTGGCGAATCAGCCACCGCCCTCGCCACCACCAACGGCGAACAACCTAGCCGCGTCAACCACCACGCCACGCTCCGACACAGCCGACCAAGACCCGCCAGGAGCCACGGCGACACCAACGCCAGACCGTGCCGTTGCACGGTCCATCATCATCTTCGACATTCGCGACGCCTCGAAGCTCGCGCGACGTGCAACCTCACACGCCTCCAAATAGGACGACGGTTTCCCGTCACTCGACTCGTCCAGCAGCATCGCCGCCGCGTAGTCATCCAGCTCCCTGACACGAGCCACCCGCCGCGCCCACAACTCAAGGTCTGGACCAACCATCTGCGGCGCAGCATCACCGAGCTGCTCAAAACACTCTAACCAGGCACGCCGTTCGTTCTCAGACAGGTGGCATGGAGCAGACGGAGTCATCGACAACCACCCCCAGAGAAGAAAGAAACGCTGACGGTTGTCGGAGAAAACTAGGGCACTTTTGGGGCTAGCCGCCAGCCCGCATCCCTCACCCCTCCGGGAGGACCCGCCTGACCTGGGATGTTACACCGGCTGTTTGGACGTCCATGCCTTGACATGCACATATACGCCGTGAACGTCTGGCGTGCTGCGTGAAGCGTCAGCTTGTGATTGTTTTTCGTTGCCTGGCTGCTTGGGCTGCGGCTTTGCGGTGAGCCTTTTGGACTTCGGCACGGAGGTGGTGGGTGAGTCGCTTGTTGAACTCTTGGGCGACGTTGTCTTCGACGGCTGGTCCTCCGCGTTGGCTTCGGATCATTTGGCGGATGGATGGCGCACGTCTCGCGATGAGTTGGCCGCCTGGTTTGCGTGTGAACGTGTGGCGTCGGCCGCCCTTGAGGATGACGAAGGTGCGGGCTGAGAGGGTGGTCCGTCCGCTTGCTTGGATTCGTGCGCGTACGGTTCGTCCTGGCTTGGAGCCGCCGCCGGGACGTTCGCCGCCGTAGGTGAGGATGTCGTTGCGGCGGCCGAGGCTCATCGCCCTGTCGGTGATGCCAATCTCGCCGTGGACGAGCTTGTCGTTGCTGCTGCCGTGGATGGCTGTTCGGATTCTGACGGTCTCGCGCTTCCAGTCGGCGAGGGTGAGGTGGTAGTGACCTTGGAGGCCATGCCTTATCCAGGCTGTTCCTCGGGCTTTGGGGCTGCGTGCGGCTTCGTGGACGGCGTTCCATCGGGCCTTGGTTGCTGTCTTGGCGAGGAGCGTGGTGGAGGCTGTGATGTGGTGTGTGTCGAACGCGATTGTGACCGGCGATTTGATGGCCATTCAGCACCTCCTCGTGCTGGTCGCGTGCCGTTTTTGGGACAGACTGGCCCCATAAAAGCGGTGACGAAGCGAACTTGCCAGGTCAGAGCCTATGCGGGCTGTCTCGCGGTTGTCAACCTTGCGGGGTTGTTTGGCTGGTGTGTCGGCGTGTCGCCGCCTGGTTGGCACGTACGTGTCAGGTCTGCGATGGTGGCGAGGTCCCACATGGGTGTTCCGTCGAATCGTTCGCGCGTTGGTGTCGGCAGCGTCCCTGACGAGCGTGCCCTGCTGACGGCCTTGTTGACGGTGTTGCGTTCGAGGCCGAGGCAGATGGCGGCTTCGGCTGGTGTGACGAGGGCGTGTGGGTTGGTGGTGAGGGCGTGGTCTTGGAGGCGTTGGCGTTGGGCTCTGGCTATGGCTGGGGTGTCGTATGTGTGGTGGCAGGTGGCGCAGGTGGCGTCGTCGTCGAGGCCCTTGTCTGTCCAGTGTCGGATGATTCGTCCTTGGCATGTGGTGCCGTCGGCTGTGATGGTGATGCATGGGCCGACGATGACGTCGTTGGGGAGGGCAGCGACGAGGGTTTTGATTCGTCTTTCGACGTCGCGGGCTTCTTCGATCCAGTCGTTCCACCAGGTGGAGTTTCTTGCTGCCCATCGGACGAGGCCGGTGGTTCGTGTGGCTAGGTCGCGTGTTGTTCCGATTCCTGGTGTGCGTGGCATGGGTGCGCCTTCGTCGGCCCAGGCGTCGAGTGTGCGTGTGAGCCATTCGCGAATGTTTGGCGGGTCGGCGTCTGTGTGGAACTCTGTGGTGTGTCCGTCTTCGGTGCTGGCTGGTCCGATGGCTGCGAGTTGGTCGGCTCCTGGGAATGTGCCTGGGTCGCGGCTGGTGGGTGATGTGTTGCCGAGTGCTGGTGATCTGAGTCCGGCGTTTGCGTGGTAGGCCTGTTCTAGGTCGTCGGCGTATGAGGCGATCCGCCATGGGAGTCCGGTGGCTTCGGCGATGCATTGTTCGCATGCTTTGGCGAGGGTGTCTGCGATTGGTTTGCCGCAGGTGGTGCCTCTGGTTGTTGGTGTTTCGCACCGTCGTGTTGGTTGGTCAGTCGGCATTGGTCACCTCGTGCTTGCGGGTGTCGGGTCGTGGTTGGAGGAGTTTGCCGTTGGCGAGCCAGTAGGCCTTGGCTGGGGTGGTGTCGTTGGGGTTGCCTGGGTAGTTGGCGAGGTGTCGGCCGTGGCTGGCGGTGATGGCTGGCCTTGTGGCTGTCTTGGTGGCGTGGGTGTGGGCTTGGTTGGGTGTGGCTCCGAGGGCGAGGGCTTGGTCGAGGGTTTGTTGGAAGATGGTTTCTGTTTCGGGGTCTGGTCCTTGGCGTGCTTGGCTGCCGAGTTGTTTGCGCCCGTGGCTGATGCGGTCGTCTTCGATCCTGAGGGCGAGGGTGCGGATGCGTGATGGGAGGACGCGGAGGCTTGTGCCTTGGTGGTTGGCGATCTCGTGTCGAACTGCTGCCCACACGTCGCCGGGTTGGCAGTCCTTGAGGGCTTCGGTCCAAACGTCGAGCATGGCTTCTTGGGCGCCGTTTTCAATGTAGATCAGCCCGGCGATGTTGAGTGCTGCAATGGAGTCGGCGATGTGTTTTGGGCATGTCATGGCCGTCCGCCCTCCAGGAGGAGTTGGCCGGTCGGCCTGTTGGCGGCTTCGTAGAGCCCTTGTAGGGCTTGGATTTGCCGTCCAGGCCTGTTGGCGTGTTGTGGCGTCGGGTATGGGTCGTCGAGCCAGCCGTCGCGGTTGAGCCAGGTGGTGGGGTGTGGGATGAACTGTTTCTCGGGGAGGTTCGGGTCGTTGGCGAGCTTGTACGCGGCGGCGATGATGTCGCTGGATGTCTCGCGGTGAAGGGCTTTAACCCAGGCCGCTAGCGCGGTCTTCTTGCCGACCTTGCGGGGGTAGGCGGCCCAGAAGTCGGCGAAGTCTGGGTCGGCGTAGGTGAGCGTCGTCGGCGCGTCGCTTCGCGTCGCGTTGACGCTACGTTTCGTACACCCCTGTGTCTCTAGGTTCTCTACGTAGGGTGAGTTACCTTGGTCTGGTCTGGTCTGGAACGTGCGCGCGCGAGAGGTGCGTTCCGAACGCGTCCCGGAACGCGTTCCGCACGCGTTCTCTGACGCGTCTGGAACGCGTTCCACCTGGTCGCCGGTAGGATTGGTGGCTTCTGCCTTGGCTTTCCAACGTGCTTTGCGAGCCTTCGCAAGCGATGCTCGTCGTGCATGATCTGCTGCTGAAATGTTGTAGTCGAGGTAGTCGTGTACCGTCCATGTTCCGTCGCCGTTGTCGTGTAGTAGGCCGGCCTGGAGTAGGTCTGGGAGGTACTGGCTCAGGCGCGGCCAGTGTGTCACTGCCTCCAGGGTGTCTAGTGTGACGATCCCGTCGTTTTGGTCGCCGGAGCATTGGCAGACGATGGAGACATGAAGCCGGAATGGTCCGTCGGCGAGTCGGCGGACTTTGCGGTGGCGTGGGTACTCTTCGCCGAAGTTCGCGTATGGCATGTGGTCTCCGTTCTACGTGGGCTGGTCGGTGTCTTTGGTGGTTGCTCGTTGGCAGTAGTCGCAGTCGTCTGGCCTGTGGTCGAACCCGAACAGGTGGAGCCATGTTGAGAGGCTGGCTGGCCCGTCTGACGCTGTTGTGGTTCTGGCTGTCACTGGTCCCTCCCTACTACGAATGGTCTCAGGGCTTTCGCCCATGTCCACAACTGTTCACCGCTGGCGGTGTCTTCTACGTGGTATACGGCTCCGCATGGTGTGTGCTGGAAGCCACTGACTGTGCCACGCCTGTCGGGCACGATGCGGACGGTGAGCTCATTCCCATCTGGTGACGGCTTGAACATTCCGTCGATCACTACGTCGTCGCCGATGTGCGGCCGGTAGCTCATGGTTTAGCTCTCCGTCACGAGTTCACGGAGGTCGTTGGCGGCCTCCAGGGCTGTTGCGATCAGTTCGGAATGGACTTGCAGTGACGCAGCGGCTTCGAGTTCGTTGGCGACGTCCCGGATTTTGTCGGCGAGCACGCCGGAGTAGTCCTCGGCGTGCTGTAGGTGTCGGATTAGGTCGTCGTAGATTGAGGTGCTCACGTTGCCTCACCTTCTGGTTTCGTAGGTGTCCAGCCTGTGGAGAGGCTCGCCATCGCTTGATCCCTGAGCGCCTCCCGCTCTTCGAGTGTCCAGTTTTTCCATCCATCCGTCGTTGCCGTGTCGATGAGTTGGAGGCTGAGGGTGTCGTCTGTGAGGAAGGCCACGAGGGTGGCCCCTCGGTCCTGCTGGTCTGGTAGTCGGTAGCTGGCGATGGCGACGACACTGTTGGCTCGTCCTTGTACGCGCATGTCGTATCGCCATTGGCCTTGTGTCGTGTTGGTCATGACTGGTCTCCTTGCCGTGCTCGTTTGCGTGCTGAGAGGCCTTGACGTTGGTATTCGTTGTTGGCGTTACGGCATGGTTCGCACGGCTTTTCTCCTGCCCGGCGGTGGCGCATCCAGGCTGCATTGGTTCCGCAAGGTTTGAGGGTGCGGGCGTGTACTGGGCACCGGTTCGAGCCGTCTGGGTGGACTACCCAGCCGTAGCGTCTGGCACTGAACTCGTGGTCTTCCCGACTGGTACCAGACGAGCAGTAGTTGAGGTTCGTGCAGGCCCCTTCGTCGCAGTAGAGGAGTGAGCCAAGGTCTGGCAAGTCGTGGTGGCTCATGTTTCACCCCACAGCGCGTCGGTTAGCCAGTCGGGCGGGGCCCCGATGTACAGGGGGGCTAGCTCCTCGCCTACGAGGTAGAGCCACGACTGGGGGGCGCGTAGCCCTGGCCGGATGTAGTCGAGCGGGATCGGCGTTGGGAACCGGTGTGTGTCGCGGATGCCGATGGCGTACGCCTGCTGTCCGCGTGCCCTGTGGCGGGCGTGTCCGAGGTAGTACCGGCGGAATTCGTCGCGGGTGACGGCTGCCCTTCGGACATGCATTTCCATGACTCGTGTCAGTGGTCCGGAGTGTTGGAAGTCGATGTGGAACGCGCCGACGATCATTCCGACTGGCTTGGTGGCGTACAGCAGGACAACGTTGATGTCATCGGCTAGGAGGCGTTTTCGCAGTTCGGTGGTTTTCCGGCCGTCGAGGATCGCCTCCGCATGCTTGGGTCTGATCGACATGAGGGCTACCCGGCTCATGCGGCCACCCACTTAGCGCACCCATCACACATCGGACCGTCCGACTTGCCACACACCGCTTCCCCCTCATCGACAACGTCAAGGTCACTAGCGATTTCGACGTCGTCGAGGCAGGACCAACAGCCCACACACTGGCATCCCGTCTGAACGGTCGACAACTGTCTCATCAGGTCCCAGAAAGGCTCCGTACGTTGCATCAGGTTTTCAGTCATCTGCCAGATGATCCGAGACGCAAGGTCTTTCCCGTGGGGGCGCGTCCACATCCTCACCGCACTGGCGATCCGCTCAGGCATAGTCTCCGTCGCTGTCTCGCTCATGCTCCCGCCTCCTGGGTGATCGGTACTACCAGCTCATACCCGGCGTCCCTCAGGGCGTCCTCGTGGGATAGGCCACGCACGGGTTTGACTAGTGGTGTGAAACTGTCGACGATCCCAGACGAGTCCGCCTTCCATATTTCCGTCGTCAGCTCACTGTCGAGGGAGGTGAAGGCAGACGCTATGACATGCCCGCATCCCAGCAGGGGAGGCTCCATCCTGTACAGAGACCAGGTGCACCGCCACGGGGCGTCGAGCTTACGCACCAGTGTCGCCTTGCCAATCATGCCGCCGGTCATGTCACTGCCTCCCGTTCGATCAGTGGGTAGACGCCGGCCGCCCGCTGGGCAGCTTCCCTTGTCTGTTTGCGGGTCTCCGCCCGGTGCTCTGCGTCATACCGGTTGTGACATCCTTGGCAGTACGCCCTCAGGTTCTCTGGCCGACAGTCTTCTGGGGTGTGGTTGAGGTGGGCTGTGGTGAGGACGACCCTCCTGCTTCTCTCATAGGAGGGCCAATTGTGACGGTTTGGACAACGCTCTGACGGCTGGTCGAGGCAAAAACTGGCCGGAACATAGAAGTCGAGTGAGTCCCTTATTAGTCTCCACTCCTCACCTACGTGGGTGCATCCACACTCGCCAAGACACTCGCACCGATAGCTGGCACGGTCCATGATGGTATGGACAATCTCACCCCAGTTTTTCGGGTATCTCGCTCGGTTCTCAGGACGGATCGGAGACAAGAGACCACCCTCCGTCCTCGGTTCGCTGGCTGATCTCTGACCTAGAGAGCGCCTCCCAGTTACGGAAGACACGCCGCACGGAATAGTGAGGCTCCGACATGGTCCCGCAGCCAGAGCATCGTGCAACCCACCAGGCTAGAAAACTGTTGGAGTATCGGACGATACGAATATCCCGGTCTATACAGATCGGGCAGTGTGGCGCTAGGCGTTCTGCGGTCTCACGGAGCATCAGCAGCCACCCCCTTGCGTGAGGCAGGTCATGACGCCAAAGATGAACCCAGACGACATGAGACACAGCACACCGACAGCCAGTTTCCATATGTCACGGAACATCAGCCGACACCTCCTCACCAACAAAGTCGTCGGCAACCTCCGGGTGCACCCAGATTCGCGTTGCGTTGACGAATGACCATGTATAAGCCGACAGACCGAACTCTCCGCTGTCAAAGTGGAATATTGCGAGCGGATGCTCCCTGTTGGATTTGCCGCTCGCGAGCATTATCACTTTCGCGTCGTCTTGGATCCCATCTGGCAGCGTACCGAGCAGCGTACGGAGAGTCCCAACGGTCAACGCCTGGTCCTCAACTCCGACACTCATCAGAAGTCCCCTTCCTGTACTTGGAAGCACTTCAACCCGAGGTCCCTCCACATGGCGACCACGGAGTCCCGGTCGTCGAACACGCCGACCACGGTGTATCTCGGAGCGATCTGCCGTTCGTACAGTTCACGCTTCACAACATGGTCGGGCCTGTTGTCACCAGTTGGACGCATGAGCAGCAGGTACGGTTCCGTTAGATATCGGTCAAGCCATGCCTCGGTGACTGCGCGGTCTTTCTCCTGCCGCCCTGTGACGATGATCCCATCGAATGCGCCCTCATAGGTGAGCTGATAGAACAGTTCCGCCACGGTGTGGTCCAGGCTGTCACGCATAGCGTGCGTGCAGTCGTACGGGTCACGGTCCCCACGGTGCGCGAGTGTCCCATCAAGGTCGAACACCCACGCTTCAGGCTTCGAGACCCACTCATCCACGACGGGGATCTGATCAACCATCAGACGTCACCTCCGCCGGGTGCTTCACGCAGCAGCCTGCACCGCAAGCTGTCGAGCATGCTGCTAGCGCTGGACCATGCGTCACTTACCGTGTCGCGCGAGACACCGGCCTCGCCGTAGTGACCCGTCTTCCAGTTACCAGAAATCGTGTCCATTTGCTCCACCAGCCGGCCGACCTGGGATAGCAAGTGCGCCACCGCCTCATTGACTAGTGCCTTGACAGCAGCGTCAACCGTGTCCCGCCTATCTTGCACCCACTGTCGAGACACGTGTGCTGGCGTCATCGAGTGCGGGGTATTGGACGCGTTAACCTCGGACGCATACCCGTCCAACGCGACAATGTACGTCCCCCACGAGGTGAGGGTTTCAGCGTCGATACCATCCGAAGCATGGGGCGTGTCGGGTGATACGTAGGCGCGCACCGCGTCGTCTAATGCTGACAAGGCCCTCTGCCATGACTCATAGACGTACGTGCCAGGCCCACACTGACTAGCACGGTCTAGGGCGCTCGCATGGGCCTCATAACTTCGGATCGCGTCAGTGAGAGGATGCAGGTCACTCACGAGTCGTCACCTCCGTCGGCTTGCTGGCAGTCGCCTTCAGCGCAGTCAGCGTGGGCGCACTTCCAACGGTTGTCTCCGCTTGGATACGCACAGTCGCAGCCGAGTATGTCGTGACACTCACAGTCGCATTCTTGGTTGCCGCAGTCTTCGCCGAGCGGTTCGTCCAAGCCTTGGGCGATTGGGTCTCCTCGGGCTAGTTCGTCATCGCGCTGTTGCTGCCATGTTGCGGTCATCAGTCGTTGTCTCCGTTCTCTTCTCTTCGGATGAGTGGGCATGTCGTGTAGTCGTTGCATTCGCGACAGTTGAACGGACGGCCTGGCATGTTCGCCATGTCACCTCCTCCAGCAGGAGGCCACAGGACGATCTGGCCTTGACGTGGCTCCTGCCGCCTATCGAGTGCACGCTCCATCCCGATGCAGAACCCCTCGACTATCTCGGGAAGGCAGCTATGGGCGTCAAACGTGCCGTAACGCACTGTCACTGCTGGCTCAATACTGGCGGCACAGCAGGTGCATCCGTCAGCGCACGGGACTGGCATATCGTCGTCGAGCCCGTCGAGGAGGCCACGTAGGACACCAACAGTCAACGGCTCGGAGATCATGCGTGACCACCTAACCCGATCTGAACAGCTTCACTCAGCGGATCGTCAGTGTCCTTGGTAGGCCACTGCTGTAGTAACGGGTCGCGTGGGAACATGGTGGACGAAAAATGCAAACCGTACACGATGATGCGGGCGTCACGGTCATACTCTCCCAACCTATCGATCATGTCGCCGACAGTGCGGATAGGCTTATACATGACGTGACCTCCTTAGGTTCCTGTTGGGCCGCCTTGATGAGGTCTATGAGGTCACCAGCAGCGACTTCCGCCGTGCATGGCCACGGTTCCTTTGATGGATCACATGTGATACAAGTCCTCAGACCGGAGGGGGCGGCAGCTGGATGCTCCCTGTTCCTGTCGCGGAGCGTGTGCACGATTGATAGGACAGACTCAGCGTCAATCCGGCCACGGCAAGCCTCCTCGATCAGGGCGTTGAGGGCAGCGTCGAAACGGTCGCGCGCGATGTCAACCCGGTTCCAGTCGAGCAACTGGTTGCGCTCAACGTCAATCCTTTCCTCGACGTACCAGTCAAGGGAGTCTGCGAACTCACCCCACGCCTTGAGGGCCTTCAGGTCGGTCATGACGTGGCCTTCTCAGCGCCTGGCTTCGCATCATGGTCGTGGAACCGGCAATAGTCGTGCCCGTCCACGTACAGCCAGCCTTCCGTTTCGGCTGCCTTAGCGCGAACCTCGTCATGCGTTCCCAGGACGCCGAAGCACCAGCCGCAGCCCTCCATTTCGCAGGCGAGCAATCCGTCTTGATTGAACATTGTCTAGTTCTCTCTTGCTA